CTAAGGCCGCCGAATAATCCACCGCCTCCTCCATCTCCGCCCCCGCCGCCTTCGAAGCTATTAAACAATTGAGTTAGGAAACCACTTAACCCCTGTCCATTGCTGTTGGCTTGAATCAGTTGGTCGAATAAATTTTTAAATAAGTCTTGACCTTGTTTGGCCAGTTGTTGCATTGCCTGGGAAACTAATTTAGTTTCTGGCTCAATCAGAACCTTAATCGCTTGTGACTGCAATCCCGCTTTTAAACTTTCAAACAGGTTAGAAGCAAAACCTTTGCCGCCGCTGCCAGCTCTAACGGTATTAGTAATAGAAGTTTCTAAGATACGTTGAAAGCTCTCGGCTTCGCTCTTGGCTTCTTGCTCTGCCGTCTTACGATCTTTATCGCGAACTTCAGCACGACCTTTTTCAAGGTAAGCATCGCGCAGTTGTTCCACCTTCTCGACTTCACTTTGCAACGAAGCGATACGTTCTTGTGTTGCGCCGTCGCGAATCGCTTCGTTAACATTAAGCCGTGCGGTAGCTTCCGCACTATCTAAGCGCGCAGCCTTAAGCAGTTCTTCAACGTCTTTACCTTGCCCGATGGCGGCGGTTTGATCTTTGATTTTCTGAATCTCAGCGTCGTAGCCGTCTAATCGTGCGCGGTCCTCTTGCTCTGCGCCGCGTGCAGCGTTAAAGGCCGATTGTGCAGCTTCAGCGCTACGTAAACCTGCTACCTTTTCAGTCAATTGTTTTCTAAATATATCAGCATCACGCCCACGGAGTTTCGCTAATTGCTCAAGCCCGGCGGCCTCTTCTTTCAAAGAATCACGATAAATGGCGTTGCCGTCAATGGCAATCAGTCTTGCTCTAGTTTGTTTATCGATAGAATTTAAAAACTGATCGGCCGATTCTTTGACACGCTTATACGCTTCGGCGTCTTTATCTGTTTCCTTGTATTTATCAATAATCGCAGCGCGTAGCTTGTTATAGCCTTCGGTGTTTGTACCATTGGCTTTATATAGTGCTTCAAGTTGAGCAAGCTCAGTTTTTTGTTTTGTTTCTTTTTTGGTATATTCCGCGCTCAACAATGAAAATTGTTCGCGTGCTTTATTCGCTTGATCGGATTGAACATCTAACCCATTTGGCGAACGTTGCCGATCAATATCCGCCGCCTCACGTTTAAGCTTGTTTTGCTCATCAAGTAGTTTATTTAACTCGCGTTGACGCGTTGTCGAATAAGTTAATGATCTTTCATTCGCGGGAACCGCTCCGAGTTCTCCCTGTAGCTGTCCGATTCTTGCTGTAGGGTCTTGGGCGGTATACGAAAAGGCGTTTACTGGATTTAAGAAACGTAAGGCCCCGCCAGCAGCTGCCGCAGTTTGTCCAAAAAACCCGTCGCCCTCTTCTTTTGCTCTGCGAATAGAGTTAGTGATATCTTTAAAAGCATCACTGAGAATGTTTAATTGTCCTGCTGCTGCATCGCCGGCGCCGCCTTCAGCTAACGACTGTTTAAGTTGTTCCCATTGGCTATCAAATTCAGCAAGTGCGGCGGTGGCTTTACCCAGACCTGAGCCCGCACCTGCGAATTCTTTGGAGAGCTGCGCAGAGAATTTACTAACAAACTCGCTTGCCTCAATGCCTGAGGTCACCATGTTGTTGAGTTCGGAAGTCGTAACGCCAAACGCGCGCGCTGCAATCTGTAGCGAACCGGGTAAAGCTTCCGCTAATTGCCCGCGTAACTCTTCCTGTTGGACACGGCCTTTAGATAAGATTTGTTGTAACGCGTTAAAGGCCCGTCCGGTTGCTTCCGTACCGACGCCCATCTTCGCCGCAGCGCTCGCAACGTTCTCGAAAATCTCACGTGTGCCATTGCCTTCTAGATTCGTTCCGCGTGTAGTCGCGACGAGCTGAAGATAAGATTTTGCAGCGTTATTAAATTCCAGTCCGAGTTTGCTTGCTGTTTGGCGGATGTATTCAAGGTCTTCACCTGATTGACGCGTATCACCGCCGCGCACGGCTGTAAACCCATTACGTAATAACTCAACGCTGCGTTGAGTCTCTGCGACGGCTCTAGTGAAACTAAAAACTGTTCCGATGGTGCTTGTAATGGTGCTACCGATTTCTTTGAAACCGCTAACCACTAAACCAAGGCCCGCAACTTTTCCGCCAATGCCAGAAAGGGCGCTAGTGAAACCGCTTAAATTTTGTTGTGTGGATTTGGCGACATCTTCAACCCCTTTTAGGGATTGCTGCATGCTGCGGATGGCCTGAAGCGCTTCGGCAGATTGCTTAACGTCTAGTTCGATTACGCGGCGTACAACTGCGTCTGCCATCTTAAACCCCTTTTAGTCTGCCGCGTTTTGCGAATCCGATTACCAGCCCTGGCGTACGTCCGTCCTTAGGTAGCGCGCTAGTGGTTACCCAACTTTCGCGCACATAAAGCGCAGGATAACGGCGCCCTACCATTTTCTCAACGCGCTCCATGATGCCCTGAATCTTCACCGATTTAATAACCGTCGTGCGAGTTCTCGCTACCGTGCGCTTTGTAAATCGGCGTGTGCCTCCGGGATTATAGTTTACTTTACGTCCATAAGCGACAACGGGCCCCACGATACGAACAAAATCTTTAGAGGGGTCCATGTTCTCTATTAGTGCTCTGATCTCGAAAGGATCGCGGCCAACTCGTCTATCGTTTAGCCAGACTTCATAACTGAATGCTGCGCGTCCTGATCGTCTGGGGACAAGGCTGCGGATGTACGCATAGCACACTGTTAGAGCTTCGTAGAGTTGGGCAGTATCTGCAAAGAATGCACGTACTCGTTTCTTTGCAATATTGATATCGCGGCCACTGTTATCAACTAATAGACTGGTGGGCTTGTTATCAATGCGAACTTGATTAAGGATTTCTTCGGCAGCAACATAACGCAGGGTTTTCTCTAAGTCTTCAATCGCAACATCATAGAAAATCTTATCAAGGTCTTTAGTGACCGTAATGCTTCTAAGATTTACTTTTTTTGCGTCGACTGCCATTGTATGACCCTAGTGTGTATAGCTCGAATAATGTCGAACATATCTTCCGCTATTTCAGGCGCGCCTAAGTCCCGGCAATAATTGCCTACGGTGTCCCATGAAGGCATGGTAGCGCCGAAACCGCTATTTCCTAACAAATCATAATAGGCTTGGTAATAAGGAAGCACCCATATAGGCGGGTCTTTAACTTCTTCCTTGTATTCCTTGAGTCGTTTCACGGCGTGCGGGTCGCCGTGTGCTGCTAATGCTTCAATACGATCGAGTATGCTCGACCATTTATTGCCCGCAATTATTCGTTTCCCACAAAATCAGCCGCTTGTTTGACTGTCTCGCGTCGGAAGTTGTCGAAGTTATGGACCTCAACGCGGATGTGATCCCATACATCAGGGCAAGAGCGCATTAGATCTTTAAAATTCTCTTTAGAAAATTCCCAAGGATTTCCATCACGATCGAGCACATTATTCCAACCAATAACCACACAATCAGCGAAGGCTTGTAGGACGACTTCGAATTCTGCGGTTTGTGCTTCATCGCTCGCCACATCTTTTAAAAGGTTTTCGCGTTGTGCTTCCATCAAGCGGCCTAAAACAATTCGATAGCTTCGATTAGAACCCCCCGCTCGACGGCAGTAAAACTCTGCGCCGTCGATGGTGATGGTTGCGCCGTTCTTTTCTTTAGCTTGGTCTGTCTCGTACCGCTGGAATAAATTAACGCCTGTCATACTTTTCCTTTTAACGTGGTGTTCTAGTAATTTCTAACGATGTTCCGCTTACTGAATCTTTTAACGCGCGTGCGGTAACGGCGGTAACGACATCTGTATTTGTTCCGCTTGCAACAACTGGCGCTGCGCTGAACTTGATACGTGGCATTAACCAAGTGTAACCAACACCATTTGTGTCGTTAGTAGTGAACTCTAAAGATGATTCAGTTTGATTGATCAATGTGTTTAACAAAGTGCTATCGCTAAACAAAACACTAAACGTTGCTTCAAGTTCTGCGCGGCCTAAAACAACTTCACGGGCGCCAAGAGTACCGATACATTCGATAGCGCGGTTGTTGTTGTTCATGGTGAAGCTGATATTGTTAAAGCAGCTAGACACCGCAGGCACACCGCCGATTTCAATACCGACAACATTAGGCGCTGCCATAACTGGTTCTAGATCAGGGTCAGCGTAAGTGGCGCCGGTGATAGCTGTTGTCGCAACCGTGACCGCTTTACCTAACATTGTGAAACTGCCGGTGATTGGCTGATTAGGGGCAATGTTCAATGTGAAACCGTTAACCGTGCAACCTGTGAAGCGATGGAATTGAGTCGTACCACCGGGTACAGGAATTTGTTTTTCAATGGTGTATGACTTTTGGACTTTATCGATAACGATATTATCGTCTGTCACGTCCCAGTCTGCGCACATTAACCCCTCAAGCAACAGCTCAAAAACTGGCTCGTAAGAAAGTTCAAAACTCAAGTCACCTGTGGAAGAGCCGCCGGTTAAAATCGAATCTGTAACTTGGCGATCTGGGTCCATCTCATTGGATTGTGTTGTAGTCGGTGCAAAGGCTAAGCCCTCGCCGGTGATGCGAGCAACTACGAATGCAGGAGTGGCCGGAGTAGTGCCGTAGACTGTTTCTTCTACGATACTAATCTGGACTGTATCGGCTGATGTTGGCATGATGTAAAACCTCTCTAGATATTAAAGTCGAATTGGTAATCAACGGGGACGCGGACCTGGAAAAAATTACCCTCATCCGGCTGAAATATAGTTCCTGATTGTACACTGACTACTCTTAAATAACCTACTGCATAATCCCTAAATAAAACGCCAATTTCACTCGCTAATATATTAGCTCTGCTTAGGCCAATACCGCTACGAACATGAATCACAACGTTAAATGTTCCGGTTTCCCGGTAGAGAATATTTGTTTGACCAATTGTGATGCGCTCAGTACGCGTATTCTCAAATTCTAATGTTGTCCATTCAGCAGGCAACGCGCCGGCTACGCGCGTGTTTACCGTTTGTATAAATGGAATGCTTGCCGTTTCAAGCAACGCAACAAATGTATCGAATACGAAAGCTTCCATTAAACAACGCCTCCGTAAACGCGCATCTTGATTAATTCATTAACGTCTTGACCCGCACCATGAGCAACTTCAATTGTATATTCTTGGCCTTCATAAACTACGGTATCGAATTTTAACGGTACACCGACAGCATCTAGGTCTGCCGCGGCAGCAATCAAAATAAAACGGGCTTGATCAACGCTGTTAACAAGTGCGGCTTCCTCGGGGCGAATCTCAACACGTCGCGCTTTGAAAGTTGCAAGCTCAACGCCTGCACGAGAGAGCACTGCGGTGCGCCCCCATTTCTGAACCATCTTAGCGGCACCGATCATCATGGTATTGGATCACCGTTTTCGTCGAGCAGTTCTAGTAAGACGCTGTCCTGATCCAGATTGCCAAAAGTTGAAGCAACGAGGAATGACGAGAAATTTTGCGTAAACACATCATCAGCCGTGGCGGCACTTCCATTTGAAGAAACAGCCAAATCAACCGAGCCCACATCATAAGTTGTGACACGCTTAACCGCCGCACCAAATTCGTCGGTTTGGTCACGTGTATTAAGGATGGCGCCGATCGAATCATATAACGGGATGAGGTAAGCTGCAGGTAAGTTATCATACCCGGCTTCGTACTCAATTATGATATTAGGTACATCAGCAAAACAATAACGCCGGCGGTAATATCCGCGATTATTGAAAACGATTCGGCCCTTAAGTTTGTTAATAGTGTACTGATCATCTGGGACCGCGCTTCCTATGTCTGAAATTGAAATGATTTGGCGAACGGGGTACTCGGTCAGGTTAATCATGTCGCTGACTTTGTAGATTGTTTCTTGATAATTGCCATGGTAAAGCGTGCGGCCTAGTACGCGTTGCATCGTTTCAATGCCCGCGTCTAGTTGCATTTGTAAATAAACGTCATCAGTCGTTACTAGAGGGTCAAGCCCTAAGTAAGCTTTTAATGATGCTAGATCGACATTTAAAAATGGCATATTAGCTCAGCAATGACCAGTTAGCATTCGATTGATTTACGTCCGCAGGTGGCATGGTGCGGTTCTGTTTTTTAGCTATCCATAGTCGCCCGGCAAAGTCGACTAAATCGCCTTTTTCATAGGTTTCGTTATTCGTAAATTCCCCGCGCACGTTGCTGCGAACAGTTGGCGACTTAGCATCCGCACCGCGTTTGGTTTGAAGAACCCATGCGTCTGTTTCTTTGGGCTTGCCATTAGGTGTTTTAACCGCGAACCATGTTGAACCGTCGTACGTAACAATGTCGCCGTGGCTGTATGACTTTTCGGAACTGAACACGCCTTGATAAAGCGGGACGGGCGTATCAATGGTGAATTCGTCAATGGCGCCAGAAGCGCGACGCACTGCGAGCACATGCTTGCGTTGATCGTTTGTACTATTCATCTCTACCGACGCGACGCCGTCACTGACACATTGCCAATCTGCGGATTCACCGGGAGCGGTAGACGTATCCCGCAGCGCGTAGAACATACCGCCAGCATGGCGTACCATTGATTGATAGGGGTAGTGTGAATCTTTAACGTAAATAACAGGGTCAATAAATTTACCGTCGCGGCCACTTGTGCCGTCTTTCCCGTTCTGCGGGATGGGCATTTTTTCAATGGCACGGTCAACTTTGCCGATCAAAGTTAATGTAATTTCGGCTTGCATCTGTGCGATGCGTTGTTCGAGTAATGTGTTTACCATTGGCGCATGGTCAACCGGCTCTGCGGCCTTAGCCTTGAGCGCAACAATTTCTAGCTGAATTGCAGCAAGCGCGTCTTTTAATCCCGCATTCTCCGCATGGAGTTTTTCAACTTCAGCGACTGCGAAAATCTTACGGCTGGCTTCGTTTTTAATTTCTTCGGTTAGGTGTTCAACTACTTCGACAGTGGCTTTTACGTGACTGTCGTGTTCTTCCTTAAACTCTTCTATGCGCGCAGTAAGCTGTTTCTCAATCTCAAGAGCAAAATCTTTTGCTGTTTCAGTTTGACGAACGTCTAGGTCAATACGTTTTTCAAGCTCTTCAATAGTCTTAAGCTGCGCTTCGACTTGCTCGATGCGCTCAAGATTGGCTTTGAAAGTTTCGGCCGTAGAATCTTTAAACTCTGAAACCTCTGTAAGAGCCGACGCGATCACTTCGGCATCCTTAGCGGCGCCGTCGGTGAGTTCTTTTACAACGCTAGCGATGACCGCGATTTTATCCGTGTTGACGTGCTGCGCAGTTTGTAGGCGCACTTCAATTTGTTGCGCGATGTCTTCCTTGATAACTGGAAGCAATTGATCCGCAAGCGCAGCGCCGAAGTTCTCTAGGTCTTTATCCGTTGGCATTTACAGCCCTCTCCGCTTGTCTCTTGAAAAACGATTTAGCTATGATTATAGCTGCATTACCGTCAAAGGCGCGTGTTTCGTCTTCAATTGATTCTGTTGTGGGCTCGTCGGTTTCTTCTGTGGTCGGTTCTTCGATTGGCGCGGGAACACCTGCGGGTGCCGGGTCGGTGCTCAATGGTACATATTGCATTTGCATGCGGGGTTCTTCACCGCCTTCAACGGGTCCCATGCCTTCCTTGCGGCGTACTTCGTTAGGACTAATCCAGCCAGCGCTTAACGCTGACTTGTATGCATTGTAACGGCTCTCTGTATCCATGCGAAACAGCCCGTCGAGATTGAACTCGATAGATTGATCCGAGGGAAGATCGAAAGCAATGTTTAAGAGTTGTTCAATGGCTTCAATATGGTATTGCAAGCAACCTTGATAATAGGAAAGGCTCATTGCTTCGGTATTCTTATACTGCGTGCCGCTCATGTCGTTCAACAAAAACAGAGGCACACGGTATACCCGCGCAACGTCGACGATAGTCCATTTCAGCTGCTCGATCAATTGAGAGTCCATCGCATCAACAGAGAGCGGCTGATAAGTTAAGCCTTGTTGTAGTACCGCTACGCGGCCAATGCTGCCGCCGGTGTAATTCTTCTCGAATGCGTCACGCATGGAGATTGCTACATCATTGTTAATGGCGCCGGGTGCGTTTAATGTTCCGCTTGGACGGCTCATGTTCGCAAAGAAGTTCTCAGAATTGGTTAAGATACGCGCGCCCATCATGGCGGACACGCCAGCCGCATATAAAGGGCTCACGCCAACCAAAGGATGCGAAAGAGTTATTGCGCGATCATGGATGATGTCGCGGGCGGGAATAACGATTTGAGTTTTGTTTGCGGCTAACTGATTTTCGCCAATGCTATAAAAGACGCTACCGTCTTCAGCTACCAACACTTGTACTTTAGTCGGGTCTAAAACATACATTTCATTAACGACACCGCGCGCATCGCGCATTTTCCAAATGTAGGTATTGCCGTTCGTTAACTTTGAAGCGACCCATTGCTGCAAAAACTGCATAGGGGTTTGATAGAAATTGGGTTTCCTGAGCAATAGCGTATAAGGGCTGTTCACCATTTCGCTGTATGTGCCGTTATCCGCTTTGCGCATTACTTGCATCGGTAACTTTGATAAGTCACTAGAGATGATGTTAACGCAAGAATAGACGCTGCTTGTGCCAAGGATACCGGGGCAAGCTGAGGCTTCTAAATTCCGTTGCCATGCGTTCGTGAATGGCTCTTTAATTACGCCGAAACTTGAGCCCATCCACGAAGAGACACTAGAGCCCACCGGCGATAGCGCAGCTTTGAATCTAGCGATAAGGCCGGGTTGCTTCATTGATTATTTTCCTGATTTAGCTTCGCGGGTTTTGTACTGGCCTTTTTTAGGCGTACTCTCTGCGTCTTCCTCTTTAACAACTGGCTCGTCAACTGGTGCGGGTTCCATGTCGCGAGTGGTCATTACTTCGACTTCGGTGTCTTTAGATTTTACAGGCTTTTTAACTTCCTCAGGCTCTGCATCAACTGGGCCGATGATTTTTACATAGTTCATTGCTTCAAGGTCTTTGGCGTCTTTAACGCTGTGTGTTTCGAAGCGTTCGCCTGTTTTGTACAAGCGTTGTTTAAAACCGCCGGCAACTGGGTCATTGTAATCGTAATATTGACGCACAAGCGCTTCAACTGTAACTTTTTTCGTAGTCATTTTTTAATCTCCTGAATGTTGAAACCCCGGCCGAAGCCGGGGCTGTCTTGATTAATACAATACGCCTGTGATGGTGAACACTGCAGCTGGACGGCGTGGAGTCCAATAAATCCAACGCTCTGCACGAATACCAATCATGTTGTTTTGCCAGAGGCTTACACCTGTGGTAGCGCCGGTGCTTGGTGCGCTGTCCATTTGCAGAGTAGCTTCGCGGCTAACGTCGATCGATACTTGTCCATCATCCGCTAGGAAAATTTCAGAAGTTTCGATCAATACGATTGTAGAAGCCAATGCAGTACCAGTGCCGGCGCCATCAGCATCGTATAGAGCGATGTTGTTGGATTGAACAATCGGGTAACCCATCAAACGGCCTTGGATCAATTCATCACGGAACGCAAAAACATCTTGGCTCGTACGTAAAGTCATCAGGAAGTTTGCTGTACGTGGGTTCATCAACCAGTAGCGGCTACGATTACCGATGTTAGCAACTGCCATTGATGTAATAGCGGCATTCAGGTCTGCAGTTACGGCGGCTACTGTGCTGCCAGAACTAGCAATGGTTGGAGCGCCATTAGTTAAAGAAGCTGGGCTAACGCCTGCACTACCTGCTAATGCTGGGTTAAACATTGATACGTCGGTGAACTGTGCAATCGTTTCGATCAAGTCGTTACGGATAGTTGCTTCGGCTGAAGGTGAGGAAAGACGTGCTAGTTCTTCAGTGATGGCAACAATACCGGCGATCTTGGTATGTGGAATGGTCATATTGTCAAACGCTAATGCGCTAACTGGTTTTGGTGTACCTTCACCAACCCAACCCACTGTAGCGCCGCCAGTTTGGCGTGGCATACGAACATTGAACGGCACGCGGCGCATACCTTGCAAACGGCCCATGATGGTTTCAGGACGGAGCAATTCAATAAACTCGTTAGCTGTGTCAGTGTATACGGCTAATGGTGCGGCCCAGGTTGTACCAGTGGTTGTACCGGCAGCAACCGCAGCGCGCAAGATGGTTTCAACTTCAGGAGTTGAGCCCGCCCATTGCTTAGCGATTTCGGCCGCTTGCATTACGTTACCTTGTGACATTGCTAAAGCTTTAACGTAACGAACAAAAGCAGTACCTTTTTCGATGTTACGCACAACGTTACCAACTGTAGGGTACACAGTGCCATTTGCTTGTTGAACAACTGGCTGAGCTGAAGAAGCCATTGCTTTTTCGAGCTGTTGAATACGTGCAATTTGGCCGTCGATTTCTTCGATTGTTTTTGAGCAATCATCAAAAGCGGCTTTTTCTGCTTCGACAAAGCTACGGCCTTCGTCTTGTGCAGTTTTGTTGACGGTTACCATTTGGGTTACTTTGTCTTCGCGTTGTTTCTGTAACGCGACCAGTTGGTCAGCTAATTTCATGTGGAAGCCTCTAATTTAAGGATTGTGGGAAAGTTTTACAGCTATTTTCTGTGACTCGAAACGCCGAGTTTTGCTAAAGTTAACAGCCGCATCCGCTCATCCTCTTCAATCCGCAAACGGGCAATCGCGCCCTCATCGGCTTTAAAAATTCTTTGCATACTGCGCTCTGAAACATTCA